CAAGCTCACGCCGCACTCGCCCAGCTCCAGTGGGCGTGCCAATGTTCACGCGCGACCTCGACGACAAGCGCGCTAACAGAGATCGTGAAACCGCTCTTTGTGGCTGGTTCCTTGGCAACGATGCTCGCCCTGAGCACCGCTCAGCAGCTCAGCGCTCAGGCCTCAACTTGGGCAGCAACCGCATCGTGCTGACTCGCGCCAACTCGACCAGCTCCAGTGCCGGTGGTTACACCATCCCGCAGGGCTTTCTCGCCGAGCTGGAAAAGAAAATTGTATACTTCAACCCTCTTCGTGATGTTGCTCGCGTCATCCGCACTGAGTCGGGCAATAGCTTGCCCTTCCCCACGATTGACGACACTGGCAACCCCGGCGCGATCGGCGCGGAAAACACCGCACCATCCGCTACCGACATGACATTTGGCCAGATCATCCTCGGCGCATACCGCACCGAGTCGCTGGTACTGCTCAGCAATGAGCTCCTACGTGACTCTGGTTTGGATCTTGCGACCGAAGTAGCTGGTCTCCTTGGCGAGCGTCTCGGCCGCAAGGAAGCCACCGACCACGCAACTGGTAACGGCACGACTGCTCCTCAGGGTGTAGTCACCGGCTCATCGGCTGGTGTTGCTGGCGCGACCACAACCACCATTACGCTCGCCAACATCATGGGCCTGCGCAATGCACTCGACTTTGGCTACCAGCAGAATGGCGCATTCATGATGCACCAGACGATCTGGTCTACCATCCTGCAACTGGCCGACTCACAGAGCAGGCCATTGTTCCTCGACTTGCTCAACGGTAACCAGCCACGCTTGCTCGGTTATCCAGTCATCGTCAATAACGCAATGGCCAGCTCAATCGCTGCCAATGCCAAAACTGTTCTGTTCGGCGATTTCAGCAAGTTTTACATCCGTGATGCGGGCGATATTGAAATCATCCGCATGAACGAGCGCTATGCTGATGCCTATCAGACCGGCTTTATGGCAGTGCGCCGCTCTGACTCCAAAGTGGCTCAGAGCGCAGCCATCGTCCGTATCACTCAGCCAGCATCCTAATGTGGAGTAGACTCATGAGAGTGAAAATACTCATACATTGCGTAGGCACTCTCGTGAGCTACATGCCCGGCGAAGTCCTAGATATTCTCGGCGATGACGCCCAGCGCCTCGTAAGCGCTGGGCTCGCCGAGCCCTATCAGGAGCCAGCAGCATTGGCTCCACCACCTTTAGACATCGCAGACAATAAGCGCCGTAAAAACGTGGAGAAACGATGAACATCAAGATCCTCGCGCGTGGCACGTCCGAGCCAGTAACACTGGCTGAGGCGAAGCTCCACCTGCGCGTGGACCTGAGCGACGATGATGCGCTCATCACTGCGATGATCAGCGCGGCGCGTGACATGGTAGAGCGCTACACGAGTCGCACCTTGATCTATACCGCATACCGCCTGACAATGGACAACTGGCCCTACGACATCGAGCTGCCAAGGTCGCCAGCGATCGAGGCTGAGGCTAATCTCGTGACCGGCATCGCATACATCACACCGCGGATCCGATACTACGACGGTGATGGTAATCAGCAAACGATGACGTATGCCGCTGGTGATTTTGAAGTTTTGCTCGACAACAACCCGCCACTGCTTGTACTGCCACCAAGCGGCATTTGGCCGGTCACCTACCCGCTCCAGCGTGGAGCAATCGAGATCGATTGGATCGCAGGCTACGGCTCAGCCAGCACGGGCATACCGCAGCTCCTGCGCCTCGCAATTATGATGCTCGTTGCGCATTGGTACGAGCACCGCGAAGCAGTTGGGTCGTTCGGATCTGAAGTCCCGCTGGCAGTCGATAGCGTGCTCAGGCTCTACTCCGATGGAGGGTATAGCTGATGCCCTACGTCACCGTAGTAGGCGATCTGCGCCGTCGTGTGGCTCTTCAGGCGCCGACCGACAGTATTGACTCATACGGGCAGGCGATCCGCACTTGGGCGACCTATGCGACCGTCTGGGCCAGCGTTGTCTCGACTCCTGGTAGCGAGCCGCAGAGCGCTCTTATGCAGTCATCAGTCACGACCTACACGGTCACGATGAGATACCGCACCGATGTGCTGCCGATCCATCGCATGATCTACGGAGACATCACGCTGAACATCGTTGGGATCAGCACCATTGATGGTCTCAATGAGCATCTACGCATCACGGCTGTGCAGGTCGAGTCAGATGCACCAGCGACCACGACGACCACGACCAGCACGACAACAACGGCAGCACCTACGACGACCACCACCACCACGACTGGAGGTGCGTGATGGCATTTTCAATGGAAGAACAGTTTCAAATTGTAGGATTGAATGACCTGATGGATCGGCTCGCCAAATTCCCGATCGTCATACGTACCGCGTTCCGTCGAGCTGCTCGCAAAATTGGTGGACAGGTCGCAAAAATCGCTAGGGCCAAAGCACCCAGTCGCAAGGCGGTGATACGCGTAGGGGATCAGCTTGTGCGTATGTATGGCGCAAGTTTAGCCCTGAAAAAAAGCATCGCCGTAAAGGTTATCACGACAAAAAAAGGCATAGTCACTGCGATAGTTGGCCCCAAAAAAGGCACTGTGGCCAAAGTTTTTATCGCATATTTCAAGCCGTCAAAATCAAAAGTAGCTCAGCGTAATGTCATGATTGAGGCGAAACCAACAAAATACGCGCACTTAGTCGAAAAAGGATTTAACGCCAAAATTTGGGCCAGCAATAAGCGAATAAGGGTTAGTGCTAAACCTTTCTTGCGCCCTGCCCTAGATTCTGGCCTATCCACGGTATCATCGATAACAGTCGAATATCTGCAAATGTCTCTAGACAATCTGATTGCCAAGGGCAAAATCACACCAGACGCAGGTGATGTATGAGTGCCCTAGGCAAACTCCTGCGCACCTACCTCGTCGGTCGCACCGACTACGGCACGACTATTCCCGGTGGCATATCACCGGAGAATGCGCCAGTTGGCTCGTCTCTGCCCTACGTCGTCTATCAGGGCATTAGCACTCAGCGACAGATGCTCTTGAGGGGCACACCAGCAGTCATCACAGAGCGTGTTACGCTGACGGCAGTTGCTGAGACTCGATCGGGTGCGCAAGGCGTCCTAGTGTGGATCGCGGCACAGATCGAGGCTACACCGGGACGCCAGACAGTAGACGGCACTACAGTCCATCACTGGCGCATCGAGGAAGCGCAGGATCAATCCGAGCTTGGGGGAGATGGGACCGACGAGCTAGCACGACTGACTACGATAGATGTAGTCGGCACATACCAGTAAAGGAGTCTCGACATGCCAAATGTACTAGGACCGGGAACGACCGCAGCTTATGCGACGCTGAGCAGCAGCACCGCAGGCACCACGGCAGCTCTTAACGGGCTGATCAGTATCGCGGCTAATGCACGATCTACCACGTTTGCTGATGTGACCGCGCTCAGCGATACAAAAATGCAGCGGGTGCCAGTTAGAAATGACCCAGGCACAGTGCAATTTACGCTGTTCCTCGACGATACCGCGACTGCCACTAACCTGCTGAGCCTGCTCGATGCTCGTCGGCTGGCCAAGGTACACACTCGCGTGACCGTCGATCTCGGTGGCGCAAATATCGATACAATCGCAGTGTACGATGGTTACATCAGCGAGATCGGGTATCCTGATATTGGCGCTACAGACGAGGCGCTGAGGTATACAGTAACTCTCCAATTGAGCGACAAGAGTAACGTATCATGACACTTGACAAAGCAGCTATCATCGCAGGCGCAAAGCCCCGCATCATTACCATCTCCGTGCCCGAGTGGGGCGGAGATGTATGCCTGCGCGAGATCACGGCAGGCCAGCGCGACCAATGGGACGCGTGGCAAATTGAAAATGAGGGCGCGGCACGATACGCCAACATTCGCGCCCGTCTGCTGGTGCTCACCATCTGCGACGAGCAGGGTGCGCGCCTATTTACAGACAAAGACATCGACATCGTCAGCAGTATGCCTGCGCAGACGATCGATAGGCTCTGGGACGCCAGTTGCAAACTGGTAGGCCTGCGTCCTGAGGACGTGGAAAAAAACTAGCCAAGCGCCCGCTTAGGCGGGTGCTATTTCGGCTCGCTGGTCATCTCGGTATGACGGTCGGCGAGATCGAAGAGCGGATGAGTAGCACAGAGCTGGCTGAGTGGGTCGCACTCATAAGGCTCGATCCATGGGGCTACTACCGCAGCGACCTACAGCATGCGCTATCCGCTTGGGCACCGATGGCGGCATGGTCCAAGGGTGCTAAGGTCACAGACTTTCTGCCTCGCGATCTCTGCGCGGAGATGGAGTCAGAACGAACAACACTCACGGCACT